AATATCATGTTTAAAAAAATCTTAGGTTATGTTTTAGCTCCTCTAGCCGCAATGTTAGGTTTCGTTTCTTCAGCTTTTGCCGCTTTACCTGCTGGCGTAACTTCCGCCATTGATGAAGCAACTACAGACGGCGTTACTTTAGGCGGTTTAATGCTTGCTCTTGCTGTAGCTGTTGGCGTGATTTTCTGGTTGAAACGTAAGGTTTAATCAGATGGCTGGATGGTTTCATAATGGCATTTGTTATGCCGAACAAGCGCAAGCGATAGATGCACATTTTCAGGCTATCCAGCCCTCTATTATTCAGACAATCAATGACACCCAAATAACACGCTATGTCAAACAATCAACTGGCGAATGGCAATTAGTCAAACAAACTATTAACACATCTGGCTCTGTCACTAACAACTATGCTTTGACTGAATCCCAACCTATTCAACTGCAATGTGATTCACCAGACGACCATACCACTCAATTTTTAGACGGCATGCAACTAGGTTGGGGCGTTGCCCTTGCCATGATTACCGTTTTCGTCATTCGTAGAAGCTACAGAGGTTTCTAAGCAAGCGACAGCTTCGCTGGCGATTGCTCTACCCCTACCAAACAGAAAGGCACCTTATGCAACCTTTAGATATTTACCACTGGGCTGGTTTTTTAATCGTAGTGCTCCCTGTAATGATTCTGTGCAGATGAAAAATTTTATTTATTTAATCGCACTATTGCTGGTTTCTATTAATCCTGCATATGCTACTTACCCAGCCGAAATAGTTTTTTACATTTCCACCCCTTCCCCTTCATATTCAGGTGCTGACGAAGCATGCGACGGTTATATCAGCGTAAAGAATGCGACTGCCCCAACTACCCACAGGTGGTCTAAATCTGTAGCAGAATCCTCTGCAACCACCTGTCAGGCTTATTACAGGCGCTTATCAGATAATTCTGTTTTTGACTCATTCAACCAAACTATTATTAAAGCTGGTAAATGCGGCTCTGTTTACACGCCTAATAACTTTTTTTGTGCTGGTGACCCACCGCCTCCCCCTTGTTCGGCTGGTGATGCTGGCTTTTCTGGTATTCCTCAACCTTCAGGCTCTAGTGCATCCACACTTTCTCCTTCATCTATCAACCAAATCGGCTGTAAAAATGGCTGTTTGACCAAGTTAGACGCTAGCCGTGGCAATTGGTACGGAGGCTCTGACGGCTCTAGTTATAACGTTTACGGATATAGCAATTACACTGGTGCTACTTGTTCCGTATCATCATCTAACCCTGCACCCTCAAACGCACCACCAGCCCCAAATATTAAAGACTGTGCAGACTCTGGCAAAAGCTACGGTACTGTTAACGGTGTAGCTGTTTGCGTTTCTGCTGGCTCTACTGGCTCCGCTCCTGTTATTCAAAATAAAACAGGTGCTTCTTCAACAAGTACACCTGCGCCAACCCCAGAAAATCCAAACCCCACACCAGTCACAACAAAAGAACCTGATTCCATGGTTATTTCTGTTCCACCCTCTGCCACATCAGACGGTACTGTTAAAACTGGCCAAACTAATGCAGACGGCTCGCAGACTTCAACATCAGAATCAAAAGAGAGTTTTTGTTCTAAGAATCCAGCAAGTGAACAATGCCAAGCTAAATCTTTATGCGAAAAAAACCCAGATGCACCAAGTTGCAAAGACATCTGCGAGAAAAAACCAGATTTACTCATCTGCAAACAAACCGACATAGACCAGCTATGTGCCGATAAACCTGACCGTTGGGAATGTAAAAAAGCTGAGGATTTAATCGGCAAAAAAGATGATTTACCGAATGAAGAACTTGGTAAAAAGTCCGTTAACGTTGGCGACAATTTCAACTTTAATCCTGTCAACATTCAATCAAATGCGACATGTCCGCCACCGCTAACCACTTCTATTGCTGGCGCTACCATTACCGTTTCATTCGACTGGCTTTGTGCTTATGCCTCTGCGTTCAGACCTCTAGTCATGGCACTAGCATTTTTCTTTGCATACGGCATTATTGCGGCCGCTATTCGTGCAGATGCTCAACCATACCAAAGGGGGCTTTTCTAAATGTTACAAGCTATGTTTCTGGCGCTTGCCGCTCCACTGGTAAAACGCGTACTTATCGCACTTGGTATTGGCGTTATTACCTATACCGCTTCTACAACTGTTTTAAGCCTTGTCAGCTCATCCCTGCAAAACTCATTTGGTGCTATGCCAGCCGTAGTGCTTCAGATGGCCAGTCTTTATGGCTTACCTGATTTTGTAGGCATTATATTGGGCGCCTATTCAACTAGCCTCACCCTTTCCACTGTTAAAAAGTTTGGACTACTATGATTACAATGATTACTGGGATCCCTGGCATGGGTAAAACTTCATTACTCATTCAGATGTTGCTTAAAGAGCTTAATCAAGGTTTTAATACACGCCCGATTTTTGTGATGGGCATACCTGATTTAAAAATTGACCACCTTAAATGCCCACCCATTAAAGAGTGGACAGAGAAGCGTCCAGACCCAGACGACCCAGAGCTAATGCTCGATTATTACCTGTTTCCACCTAAATCAATTTTGATTGTAGACGAGTGCCAACGTGTTTTTGGTGCTCGTTCTAGCGGTTCAAAAGTGCCGCCCATTGTTGCCGCCTTAAGTACACACCGCCATACTGGCATCGACATTATTGTTTTGACACAAAAGCCTTTGCTTGTTGATAGCTTTCTTCGTGAGATGGTCCAGCGCCATATCCATATCAAACCGACCATTATGGGGCGCTACCTTTATGAGTGGCCAGAGTTTAACGATGTGAACAACAAGGCTAATTTATCAGAGGCGGCTAAGCGCAAATTTAGCCCTCCAAAAGAAGCTTTCCAGTATTACAAATCAGCCGAAGTGCACACTAAAATGCCCAAGCGCTTTCATCAGGTTTATATTTTATTGGCCTTATTGTTTCTAGCTATAGCCTTCTTTGGTTACAAACTTTACAACGGACTTTATAAAAAAGTCACTGGACAAACCCATGCGGAGATAGTGCAAAATGAAAAAACAGACGCGGAAAAATACCCGATTAAAAAAACAACATCCAACGAAGTCAAAGCGCATTCCCTTCATGATGCCCCTACCAGCTCTTCAACAACTCCCCCCGATATTGCTCACCCCTATAGAGGATTCGAGTTTAATATCAAAGCTGTTATCAAGTCCGCAAGGATCAACAAAACTTACTTTAATCTCACTAATGGCTCTAAAACGGTTTTCACGGATTCTGAAGAGCTTATAAAACTAGGTTATTCAATCAACCAGCCTAATGACTGTGCCGCCTTTTTGCTTTTTAACGGTGCTCAAATTGTCGCAACTTGTAACACTGTAGGCGATAACAACGCTCGGCAGAGCGGTGAATTCGCCTACAGTCAGACCCTTAAACCTAAAGTTGGCATTGAGTCCGTAGAGCCACACTACACGCCTAGACCGCTAATAGATGGTTCTGATTATTCCGCTTCCCCAAATTCTGCCTAATTGGTTTTAATGGCCGCAGGACATAAGCCGAAGGCGTCGCCCAGCGCCTTTTCCCCCTAGTCGGTTTTACTCGCGTTTCTCCTGCATTCAATTTTCTGAAATATTGCCCTCGCGCCCTGCAGACAAAAAAAAGCGCCCCACCGTATGGGACGCTTTTTCTGTGAGTACCGCTACAAGCTAGGAAACATAAGCGGTCATTATACGAAACTGTTAACTAGCGCTTAAAGCGCGCTCTTCGGTTAAAGAATTCCAAAAGACGGCTATCGTCAATCCTACCGCCACCGCCATTTTGCAGGAGGACATAAAAGATTTGAAGAATTCGCGTTTCTTCGGGTTCTTTTCTGTTTCTGACGCGATATCAGCCATTATTATGCTCGGGTCGATACCTAGGCATTCCCCAATCTTAAAACAGGCGTAAACGCTAGGCAAACGCTCTCCACGGGCATAAAAATTCATATCACTCTGACTAATTTCTAAATGCAAGGCTAATTTGTAGTCTGTATCAAGATTTAACTTCTTTTTACACGCCTGTATATATTCTTTTCCGTTCATGGCTGGCACTCGCTTTCTGGTCGATACGGTCAACATCATTTCAAGTTTTCGATTGTACACCTGATTAAAAAGTTCTTGACCTAATCACACTTTGTGATTATGGTTCGCCTAGTCACATTTTGTGACTAAATAAATTTTAAAAGGACAGAATCATGCTGAAAGTCGAAATTAAAGAACCGAACCTGACAGGCAGAAAATGGCAAAACGGCAATCCAGTATTTGAGCAACATGCTTGGGCATTTATCCCAGAACCAAACGGCAACACTGCCGATTACCCGCAACGCATCACTTTACGACTAGAAGATAATTCTCAACCTTACCCGATTGGCGTTTACGTCTTACCAGCGTCAGATTTCTACGTGGGCAATTTTGGTGCTTTGACTGTTGGCCGCGCACATCTAAAACCATATCCAGCCGCAGTACAAAAAGCCGCTTAGTTTTTCGATGATTTCCAACGTCCACAATCTTCAACTTTTGACTTGCAGTGCTAGTACCACTGCAAGTAATTCTCACAGACGAGAATTTCTACACAAGTTCACTGACATTTTCGAAGGTGAAGTTATGTGCGATTGGTTGAGCTTTAGACACGATTTTGACGTCGGCAATCAGACCGAAAGTATTGAAAGCGGTAAAACTTTAAAGCTAACGCAGGACGGTGAAATTGAATGGGAAAAACAGGACTTCAATGTTATTCGTTGTCCTAGTTCAGACACTAGCATCCGCATTAAATGTGACGGTGCGCATTTATGGTTTCAAGGCAATATCGGACGTTTTCAGCAACCTGATAACGTCAAGGGCTTAAACGTTAAACAATGCTTTGAGAAAGCCGCAGAGGTGATACGCCACCTCTACCCTCATTTGAATCTCCGCGACTTAGGCACGATTCAACGCAAAGGCACTATTTCACAATATGGTACTTACATCACACGCCTAGACCTAAACAGCAATTTTTATACAGACAACTACCTGCATTTATCGCAGGTTTTCGCTACTCGCAAGATAGGCCAAAAACTGCCGCGCGTTGGCAAGTACGGCCCTACATGGGGTTATGACGCTAAACGCGGTCAATACTGGAAAGCAAAGCTCTACGATAAAGACGCAGAACAACAAGGTAAACGCACACCTAACACACACGAAACAACAGCACGCTTTGAAGTGCAACTGGGAAGCGAATATTTACGACAACACGACTTAAACACATTAGCTCAATGGGGCGACAACATGAATACAGAAAACATCATTTACGGCCACTTTGCCAATCAGCTATTTAGGGAACAAGCCACCTTAGATAAGTTTGTAGACCTGCCAACAAAACTACGCCAGCACGCTGTTATGTATCGCTCAGGCACAGACCCTAAGACATACCTATCAACGGCTCAATATTACAAAGTAAGAAAAGCACTCTTGGACTTCGGTCTTGATATTTCCTTGCCATGCGTTGAGGACATACTCAAGCACCAAGTTAAGACAATCCACGTGAGCTATGCACCAACACTAAGAAAGGTCGCCTAATGTGTTTCTTATCCCTCTCCGATTGGTTCTATAACGGCCAACAACTGACACACGCCCAAGTAAGGCTGTTCTTACTCGGTCATATGAATTTGTCTGTTTCAGACAATCCGTCCCCTACGGTTTAGGGTATTTTTGAAAGGCAATATCATGTTTAAAAAAATCTTAGGTTATGTTTTAGCTCCTCTAGCCGCAATGTTAGGTTTCGTTTCTTCAGCTTTTGCCGCTTTACCTGCTGGCGTAACTTCCGCCATTGATGAAGCAACT